CGAAAAGTGAAGAATAAATCCCGAGTCGGGGTTCAAATCCCTTTTCCGCTACTAACAAAAAAATACTTTGAGAACCTTGAAACCCTTGAAAACACTGGAAGAAAGGAGAGACTGCACGGCTTCATCTTTTAGAGTTTTCAAGAGAGGTAATCAAAAAAGTAGTCAAAAGTAATCAAAAATCGAACGAATGTTCGATATTTTTTTGCCTTAAAATAATTTATCTAGGTTTTGTTATATAAAATGGCAAAAGTTCTAGGATTTGTGATAGTTTTTTGACAGGAATGTGACAGTTGCCTGTCTTTTTTTTATGCAAAAATTTATTCATAACATAGGAGGTGCATAAAATGTTTTCAGAAGAAATTTTAGAAAAAATAAGAAACAAAGAAGAGGTTTTGCGTGTTCCATTGGTATTCCAGTGTGCAATGATTCATGCGATACAGGAAGTTTTGGATGAGGAAAGAGAGGTAGATGTGGATGAACAACCAATATCAACAACCACAGAATAATTTCCAGTACAATCCCGGCTACAACGCATATCCCTACAATCCTTGGGCGAATTTGCAAAGAATGCCGCAACAGGAACAATTTCAAAACATTTCACAACCTGTTCAAGCTGGAATCAACGGCAAAATTGTATCTGATATGAATGCAATTGCCGCAAATGATGTACCAATGGATGGATTAGTTGCTATATTCCCGAAGAATGATTTATCGGAAATATATGCCAAGCAATGGGCGTCTGACGGTAAAATCTCTACGGTCGTTTTTAAGCCTGTTCAATCTGAAAACCCTATCAATTTATCGTCAGATGAACAAAAAGAGAAATTTGGGCTATCTGATGATGTTACAGAGGTGTTTATGCAGAAGTTCGATGAATTATTCGAGAAAATAGAACAGATTGAAAAAAGCATCGGAAAAAATTCCGTTCCAAAAACAAGAGCGGCAAAAAAGGATGGTGAGTCATAATGAATCCTATGATGAATATTATCAAGAACAAAATTATGAATGATCCGCAGATAAAAAACAATCCTATGGCACAGAATGCTATGCAGATGATTCAGAGCGGAAATACGCAGGGACTAAAATCTATGGCAGAAAATATGTGCAAAGAACGTGGGATTACGGTAGAACAGGCAAAAGAAGAAGTTATGAAATTATTTAATTGATACATTTTGGGTCGTGCGCACATAAAAGACAGTCTACCCGATGTAAATAAAATTTACGGAGGTAAACAAAATGTTCAATGGAAATTCACCAAGTCTTGCTGATATTGCAGCAGTGACAGGTAACAATCGTGATGATGGTTTTCTCGGTGGTGATGGGATCTGGGCAATTATCGTATTTGCTATGATCTTTGGCTGGGGCGGTTTTGGCAACGGCTGGGGTAATGGTGGAAACGGTGGTGCTACACCTTTTGCAACCGGGGCATTAACACAGACAGATTTACAGAGGGGCTTTGACACGCAGGCTATCGTTGGAAAGCTGGATGGAATCTCCAATGGAATCTGTGATGGTTTTTATGCCGTAAACAACAGTATGCTTACTGGATTCAACGGCATTAACACCAATATCATGCAGACAGGCTATGGTATTCAGCAGGCTATCAATGCGGACACAATCGCAAATATGCAGAACACAAATGCTTTGCAGTCTCAACTTGCTAACTGCTGCTGTGAAACACGTGAAGCCATTCAGGGTGTAAACTACAATATGTCACAGAACACCTGTGCTTTGCAGAACACCATGAATACAAACACGAGAGACATTATCGACAGTCAGAATGCAGGAACTAGAGCTATCCTTGATTACCTTTGCCAAGAAAAGATTTCTTCCTTGCAGGCAGAAAATAATGACTTGCGCAGAGCGGCTTCGCAGGATCGCCAGTCCGCACTTCTTACTACGGCAATGTCTGCACAGACACAGCAGATTATCAATTCTGTGAACCCACAGGCAGTTCCGGCCTATGTAGTTCCTAATCCGAATGCTTATGCATACGGATGTGGATGCAGCACAGGGTGTGGCTGCTAAAAGTAGCAGCTACGCAAAAATGAATAATTGAGTATCTTAATTGAGTTTAACTCGATTATGTCTGCTTATGCAGTATTAAAATTTATGGCAAGGGGCAGGCTTTAAGGTTTTCCCCTTGCTTTTTTCGTACATTGACAATCGAATATTGGCTGATGATTTTTGGATTTGAAAAAAATAAAACAGTTGCGCCCCACAAAAGAAAGTGCGCAACTGTACGGATAACAATCAATCCACAGGGATTGATAGGTGTATTTTATCAAATCCATGCGGAGAAATCAAGAAAAATGATTATAATTCGAAAAAGTGCTTGACTTTTCTTTGTGTATACATTATATTTTAATTGTGCCACAAAGAAAAGAGGTGAACACAATGGGCATTCACAAAGGAACAAAGTTGACTGAAAATCCTAAAAAGCATACTTTGAATTTTAGGTATGATGATGAAACAGAGAAAAAACTTAATTATCTATCTAAGAAAGAAAAGTCGACTAAGGCTGAAATTATCAGAAAAGGGATTGATATTCAGTATAACGACAAAAAAGAGTAGTCAAGCATTACTTAGCGGTAATTGACTACTCTAAGAGCGAGATAACTCTCTATGAAATATTCTATCATAAGGGTTATCTCATTTCAAGCAAATTTTGGAAGCGAGGTATAATCCATGAAAGATGAAATTATCAACAAAATTATTGACAATCTGAAAAACACAAATGAATACTTTCTAAAGTGCATACTTGCTTATACAAATGTATTGGCAGATAGAAAGGACGGTGCAGAATAATGGGCGAATTATCTAAACTTGAAACAAGAACACCTATTGAGATTGCACTCGACATTGACAGTGACGGAATGACAACAGCAAAAAAGTTATATTCATTCTTGGAATTAAGCCCAAGTAATTATTCAAAATGGTGTAGAACTAACATCATAGAAAATGAATTTGCGGATGAAAACATTGATTATTGGGCATTCGTACTTAATGACGAATGGGGAGGACAGTCTACAACAGACTACAAACTTACTGCACACTTTGCCAAGAAATTATCCGTAAAAGGAAATAGCGAAAGAGCGGAACAGGCAAGAGAGTATTTTACAACTATTGAAGAGAGAGTAAAGCAGAAATCAATAGACAGAACGCAGTTATCGCCACAGCTTCAAGCACTGTATGGATTGATTGAAACGCAAGCAAGGCAGGAACTAGAGCAGAAGCGACAGGCAGAGCAGATAACCAAGGTTGAGCAGACGGTCGATAACATGAAAGAGATATTTACACAGCCTATAGGTGACTGGAAGTCAGAAATCAATGCTAGGGTGCGAGAAATATCGCTAAAGAGCAATATCGAATATGCAACTTTGTATAATCAGCTTTATGCGGAACTTGAGACAACTGCACATTGTAGTCTCAAGCGGTTGCAGGAAAACAAAAAGAAACGCATGGAAAAGGCAGGAAACACAAAAACTGCTATCAGACAGGAAACAACCAAAATTGCAATTATATATGAAAAGCCACAGCTAAAGGCAATTTTTGAAAACATTGTCAAGAAATACGCAATGCGGTATTGTGCATAGTATAATTGTTTCGAATCTGAAAACCATCAGCCAATATTTGGTTGGTGGTTTTTTTGATGGAAGGAGAGGTTATATATTATGGCAGAATATGTATCAGTTGCAACACAGGAAGTTGCATCAAATGGAAATGTTGTATTTACAAACACAGCAGTTAAAGGGTCTAGCTGTATCCAGCACAGAGAGGGTAGCGGAATTATCACCTTGCGTGGACTGACAAATCAGTGCAGAGCAAGATTCTTTGTTGATTTTTCGGCAAACATTGCAGTTCCTACCGGTGGAACGGCCGGGGCGATTTCTTTAGCAATTGCAATTAGTGGTGAGCCTGTATTATCTTCACAGATGATTAGCACACCTGCCGCAGTCGAACAGTTTAACAACGTATCCGCAGGCATTTATGTAGATGTACCGAAAGGATGCTGCGTAAATATCGCTGTAGAAAATACAAGCGGCGTTGCTATAGATGTGGCAAATGCAAACATCGTTGTCACAAGAGAAGCGTAGGAGGTGTATAGCTATGGATGTTAAGAGAATGCATGACATGATTGAAAAGATTTCAGAATGTGCAAAATGTGAATTTGACAAAGGAATTGAGTGCATTGATACCCAAGAGATGGGGGAAGTTGTCGATATGATGAAAGATTTGTCAGAAGCTATGTATTACAGAACTTTGACAAATGCAATGAATGACTTAGATCCGTATGAAACAATGGAAATGTTTGAAAGATACGGAGACGGTCGCAGACATTACGACAACTACAGATACAAAACCACAGGTGAGTATGCTCCAAAGGGAAAAGGCACTTACGTTGGCAGAAGAGGTTATGAAGAGCCGCCTTATTGGCATATGACTAAAGATGATTATGACAGATGGTCAGATATGCCTAGATCAGAGCGGATGCGTGACCTTGATCGTGCAAGCGGAAGAATGCACTTTGCCGAACCTGTATCTCATGGTATGGACTCTATGATCGAAAGTCATTATGATCGTGCAAAGAGAAACTATACAGAAAGCAAAGAAATGCATAAAGACAATACTATGCACGACAAAGAAGCAAAGATGAAAAGTCTTGATGATTATTTGAAAGTATTTTCAAATGATGTAAAAGACTTAATTAAAGATGCTACGAACGAAGAGAAATCACTCTTTAAGAACAATATGACAGGATTGATGAACGCAATGTAATTTGTTTTCTCTGAATTAAGCGGCTGGGGATTATTTCCCCGGCTGATTGCGTACAGGGGGCGATATCATGGTTTTTTATATTAACGGTACAAATTGGCGTGTTGTGTTTGTAAAGCCCAATAGCGAGGCAATTAGACGCACTGACGGAAGTTATAGTGTCGGCACAACAGATGCAAATACACATGAGATATATCTAAATGAAAATCTGCATGGTGATTTTTTGAAAAAAGTGTTTATTCATGAAGTATGCCATGCGATATGTATATCTTATGAAATTTATTTGCCAATAGAGCAGGAAGAGTTGTTATGCGATTTTGTTGCAACATACGGAAAAGAAGTGCTGGACATTGTAGATATGATGTTTGGTGCGGTTAGGATGGTATCATGAGTATGATAGATGAGATTTTAAGATTTGTGCAGAGAACAAACCCAAATATGACAAAAGCTGATCTTCTGTATCAAATGGGCATAACCGAATATTCGGCAAGAGCATTATATATTTCTTGTATGAGCAAACCGTATATGTTAGAATCTAAAGAAAAAGGCAGGAGGATTTGTTCTAATGGGAAAGATTGACATGGGTTTTATCAAATTATCTTATGAGTGTAGTGATTTGATCGAAGAAATCAAGGGAGACATAAGCGAATTTGGCGAAGATCTGGAGGAATGTGTTTTGGTAAAGGATTTTCATGGCTGCAAGATTTATAAAGAGTATGATTTTGTGGACACGGTGTTTGAGCCTTTACACGATGATGAATTTATCGAGAAGATGAATATAGGAAAATTACTAGAATTATGTGAACAACAGAACAGTATATTCTAACGAAAAAAGAGCCAATGGAAAGGTCTAAAATCCGTTGGCTCTTTTATACTTATCTGTTTTGTGCATGATTATATTATCATGTTTTATTTTATGTGTCAATACACAAATTAAAATTATGTTGAAATTTATTTTATGATATGTTATGATATATTTAATGATACAAATTATAATGTATCATTGTTTATTTTTCACAATATATGTATTGTAGCATACGCACACACATGTGCGTTTTGACGAAAGCGAGGTGCGACACCGATGGATATGGAAATATCTGTAAACACAAAAAACGATGTTATGAGAGAGCGTTTTCTTCTCGGTGCGAAACTTACAGGCAAATACGGATTTCCACAACTTCCCGCGGTGATTGTTCATGCAGACGGCTTGAGATCCGCGCCATTTAATCTGGCATTAAAAGAACGAAATCCGAAAGAGTGTATTTGTCATTTCTTTATTGACGATATGCAATTTGAGAGAGTGTGGAACAACCCGGACAAATACATTCCAGCGTTGCAAAATTTCAAATATGTCTGCGCTCCAGACTTTTCTTTTTACGAAGATATGCCGCTTGCGATGCAAATATGGCAAGTGTATAGATCACGTTCGCTTGCTTGGTATCTTCTGATAAATGGCGTAAACGTTGTCCCTGTTGCTGGCTGGAGTGATGCGAGGTCCTTTGAGTGGTGCTTTGATGGATTGCCGCAGCAATCATCTATAGCGATTTCTTCTGTTGGTTGCGTTCGTGATGATCTGTCTAAAAGATGTTTTTCTTCCGGATATAGTGAACTGATCGAACGCGTGAACGGTGCAAGGGTTGTTTTGTTCGGTGAAAAAATAGTATCCGGGAACGTGGATCAGTTCCCGGCTTTTTCAAATGAGATCCAAAAAAGAATAAAAAGGGGGCGATAGAATGGGCAGCAGATCGGGGAGAAAGAAAAGAACAGCGGATATATACGGCGTTAGAGCTGTGCGCCAAACAAAAAAAGACGAAATAAACGGAATTACAGTTATTAGATCACGTTTCAAATTTGAAAAATACAAGAAGAAAAATATAAACAGGAAAAAATAAGCCCCCATTTCTGGGGGCTTTGCTGATGCGTTTACTTTTTTGCGATTAGATCGCACGTTTCAAAATTATTGTAAATTTTTCAACTTTTTGTCTTTTCTTTTCGTTTTCTGCCTTGCTTATGCTGGAATCATCAAAAACAACACTATAGCCGCTATTTTTTAAGGCTTTAGCCATTTCAAAAGGATTGATTTTTGGAAAGCTGCATACATACTCGATACAAATCATTCTTATTTGTCTGTGCTCTTTTCCTAGTTTTTCCAAATTCTTTTTATAAAAATTAAATATTCTTATTTCCTTTGCTGTTTCATTCATCATGATTTACACCTCCATATTTTATTCTTCGTATTCTTCATTAATTCCGATACGCTCAAATACTTTCTGAAGTTCTTCCTGTGATACTGGTAGCTCTACCCATTCGCCTATTAGTTCGCCTTCGTTGTACTTTCCTAAGTTTGTTAAAAAGATTTTCATTGCTTTTTACCTTTGGACCGTGTTATAATGATCCTACCTTTCTTATTGATTGGTGGCGATCGCTACAGCCTGACAAACTAACACGATCGCCTTTTCTTATTTACAAGTAAATTATAGCATTAAAAGCCCAAAAAGTCAACATTTTTTTTCGAAAATAAAAAAATATTTTACAAAAAGCAAAAAATACTTGACAGATTGACGGACGCATGATATTATATGGATAGTGGAAAGGAGGCGGTTAAAATGTTCCAAAAACTGGTAAAAAAAAGGATGGTTGATCTTGATCTAAACCAAGAGAAGCTTGCGGCAATGATCGGGCGATCACGTCAGACGTTGTCTGCTTCTCTCAAAAATGATAATTTGAAAGAGAAGGAAATGCAGAAGATTGCAGACGCTATGAATTGTGATCTTATTATTGATCTAAGACCACGAGACGAAAAATAGCAGCGACCACCCCAGCCGATCGGCTGGGGTATTTTTTGCATAAAAATACCCCAGTAAAATTTTACTGGGGATTTATTTATTTAGCTAAAATATCCGAAATCGCCTTGGATGCCTGTTGTTATTATCATCTTTCCGTCATTTCTGCGATAAACAACGCCACAGCCGCCGTCCCAAAGTGACCATACAAGCCACCCTAACGGGGCCACTGGTTCTTTTGTCTTATAATCAACAAACGCATAACGCGGATCAATGCCGCTCTTTTCTTGATCCAACGCGTTCTGGACGATCTCTTGATCTGTTGCCGTTAATAAAGATCCGTCTTTATATTCTTCCTAATACTCTCATGAGATTACCCCCCCTACATTTCTACAGGAACTACAACAATCCCTGTATCCTTATTTAGTTCTGCAATCTCTTCTGGGGCGAACTCTTCGCATCCAATCAATAATCCATCAACATATAATTTGCACATTTTCATTTTACAATACCTTTGATCTATGCTATAATAGATCTACCTTTCTTCTAGTGAGGTGCGGCAGTCGTTAGCTTTGGTCGGTGAGCGGCTGCCGCTTTTCTTTGTTTCTGTAATTATAATATCATATTATATGCTTTTTGTCAACATTTACCTTACAAAAAGCAAAAAAAACTTTACAAAAATAAAAAAATACTTGACAAAAAAGGAAGATCATGGTATCATGTTTATAGATTAAAAGAAAGGGCGTCCAAAGGACGTATGGTGAAATATCATGAAAAAATTAGGAAAAACATTTAGAAGAGTAGAATTTGACGGATCGGGGATGTCAGAAAAGGCGTTTAATGTTTACTCAAACAGCGACTTCTGCGTTTGGCGAGATCTGCGTGGCACGTTCTACGTTTCTGACAACGAAGTAGCAGACCCGATAGAGATCGGAACGCTGCTAGATGTGATTGATTATATTGAGGAAATGGCAAAGGAAGAAGAATAAGATTGAATAAATTATTTTTACTGCCCCAGTCAATGAATGGCTGGGGTTTTTTGATTATAAAATTTTTATAAACAAAATATAAAATAAAAATAAAAATGCCTGTTTTCTGATGAGTGTGACGTCTGCCGTGCTTATAGTTGCATATGTACATATAAAATGCTTGTAAATGTATAATAGTTCGCTAGATAATGCTTGCATAGATGTAATTATGAATATTTGATAGCATTTATAATTACAATAGCTATACTGCTTGCGGACGGTCAACATTCGATCAATAACAACTATATATAGATATAATATTACATTAGTTATATAATGCATTGATTTTTTCGGATCATGCAAAAACGATCAGCCCCAGCCATTGAATTTCAACGCATTTTAGATATTTGTACACATTATGTATACATTTTTGTATAAAACACATTATATAATATATATAATTTAAATAATATTAAATATATTAATATACATATAGGCTGACTGCCTATATATTATATTTAGCCACTACTATATTTAGCCTATACATATAGGCTGACCGCCTATAATTTAAATAAATAATTTAATACCAGCCCCTAATATGGGGGGCTGGTTATATAATTTACATAGTGGGTAAACCCACTACATAATATAAAATATTTATATACAATAGTGGGATAACCCACTATATAAATTAAACTATATACTCTGTATGGTGGGCTATTAGATATATAGTTACATACCTAAATAATTTATATTTTTTTCAAAATACCCCTTGACAGATAAAAAAATCTGTGATACATTTTAGCCACAATCAAATCAAGCGTTGATAGATTGCTCCGGCTAACCGTTGAGGATATAAGCGATCGTTCGAGGCAACGCTTGACAGTATAAGAGCAAGGACGGTTATTTTATTACATGAGTTACACGCTCGCAAGAAAGAATCTACCGGGGATAGATCCGGCTACAGGTTTCTTTTTTGCGGGCGTTTTTTATTTGGCGATCAGTCGGAAAGGGGGGCAGACATGAGCAGGGAATTTTACGAAGTAAAACAGACTATAACATGCGTTGAAGATATGCCCCCAGTAGCCCGGGACATCATAAAGAACTATTGCGATGAATGGGGATTCGATGAATTTAATCTGACACCCAACGTCTGGCGAGATGTATTGACTGAGTTAAGAATAAAACTATTTGAGCCATGTAAATATACGTATGTAGAGAAAACTACTTCCGGTGGTTATGATATACCAAGTGTAGAGTGGATCTATAATAACATATATAAGCGTATATGTGATATGCATAATAAAGAGTGTAGCATACATGGTTTTGTTACAATGGTGGGTATCGGTAAAGATCAGCTGTATAGATGGCAGAATGGAGAATATCTAAGTGGCCGCCACAGCGATTTATTGAATACTATAAGGGATGACAACGAGGACAGTCTCTTCGGTTTGATGCAGCAGATTAGAAACCCCGTTGGAGTTCTTGCAAAGCTGAATAAGAATCACGGCTGGAACCTACCAGGAGCAGGCAGAACCAATGAAATAAAACCTGTTATTTCTGCATCAAACCTGCCAACGGTGGAAGAACTCCAGAGAATAGATCAGCCCGGAATAGAGCAAAACACAATATATAGTGGTGACAATGGTAGCACACACAATATATAGTGGTTCGTCTCTAGGCTAAACCGGAGTTTATCACAGAGAGTTTTTCGAATATATGTTCAAGCACGCAGGGTGCGTTACAAACTGCTGACCCCCACCCACCCCTTATGATGGCGGCAGCCACACCCCCCCACTAAGTCCCAAAAATATTCTCCAAAACAAAAGTGGGTTTACTGAAAGGAAATTATAACATGAAACGAATCAGAGTGCAAGATTTAATGCTGCTAAAGCTACATGGAGTAAAGGTTGTTCACATCGTATTTGGTTTGTGGGCTGTGCCGGAAGTTGTGAAGATACGAGGTAGCAAGGTAAAGCATTCAAAATATAGGCTGTATAGGCTTGAGTGAGGAGATATGATATGACAGGAAACGAGTACCAAGAGTTGGCAATGAGGACAAATGATGGCTGCGGAACTGATAGGCTTGCAGGCATGGTAGTAAACGCTAATAAGAAGGGGGCCTGTGATGCCGGGGGACTAATAAATGGATGTCTGGGGCTTGCAGGGGAATCCGGAGAGACGTTGGACATGGTAAAGAAATGGATTTTCCATGACAGCGAACTAGACAAAGACCATTTGAAGAAAGAATTAGGTGACGTCATGTGGTATGTAGCCATGATATGTTACGCTATGGGATTTGATCTTGATGATGTGATGCAGACAAACATTGACAAGTTAAAGGCAAGATACCCGGGTGGATTTGACACATATCGTGCAAATCATCGTGAGAGAGGTGATGTGTAATGGCAGAAGTGCAAAGTTTTTTGCTTGGTGACGATACAGCGAACATTCAGCAGTTTGTTGCGGATAAATCGAGTATGCGTGTAGATGATCCGGTGAATCATCCATCACATTATGAGACAGGAAAATTTGAGTGTATAGATGTGATGGTAGAAACAATGGGGATTGACGCAACAATGGAATTTTGTGTGTGCAATGCTTTTAAGTATCTGTATCGTCATAAGAGAAAGAACGGAATCCAAGATTTGGAAAAAGCAAAATGGTATATTGAAAAATATATTGATTTGCAATCGGTGAAAAATGAAAATAGGTCATAAAGATATTGACGATGAATGCACAAAATGTGGACAAATGCTTGAATGCAAATTGTTCCGTCAAGGGCATGGAATTGGATTAGAAAGAGAAAACGTAACTGAAATGTTAAGGTGCCAATTTAGGCACGAAAGGGAGAAGCATAATGATACAGATGTTAAATCAAGTAGTTAGGCTGCTTTTGTTGATCCATGAAGAGAATCTAAGCATTATGGCAGCGGTGTTTCAGAAAGATGTTGCAGACAATATCGCAAAAGAAGCAAACGGTAGTGTAAGAGAGATTTTATTTGGAGAAGAAGCAGATACTACGGCACGTCAGCCCCCGGAAGATGAAGAGACTTCCGAGGAAAAATAAACGTGTCACAAGCGTTCAGATAATAGCAGACTACTATTATCTGTTGCCCGGGTTGGCTTTGGCAGGTTCGAATCCTGTGCCGGGTAATTGCCATTTTTTGGCATATCTTATACGGGTTTCATGTTGACTGTGTAGGATAGTCCTTTCTCCACCTAGCGGAAAGCTGTTAAGGACCGTCACAAGGTCCGGGTGGTGTTTGTGAAATTCAAACTGGGATTTTTCGTTTCTTTTTTCCTCCCAGCAGTTATAGTCTGCACTCCATAAAAAGACAAACTTGAGTGTTTGTTGGTGGTCTGAACAGGGAAACCGCATACCATCCCATTGACTTTGATTCCTGTTGGTTGTCATTTTCCCATGTGCGGTAGTGGGTTCGAGTCCCACACAGACCAATCTGCAAGGTATAACCCAAAATACTTTGTAGTTGTCAACGGATAACCTCCAATTATCTGATTGTAAGGGACATTGGATTGCTTGAAGTTGCTACTGCCTTTGCAACGGATGGTATTGCGGATCGTTTCCGCAAGTCCCTTTTAAGTAACTGTAAACAGTGCATATACAATGTGTATGTGCAATTTTTTTATAAGTAGGTGACATATGAAAAGTAAAATTTCACAATTTATTTACAACAAACTTACGAAAAATAAAACAAAAATTTTGATGTTTGCAATCTCCTTTGATTATGAAAAATATAAGAAAAACGGAGAAAAGGGATCATGTGATTTGTGCGCACATCCTGCACTTTTTGAAGATGAGAATTTCAAGAAAATGGCAGAAGATTTGGTTGATTATGTACGTGCCAACCATGATATGGAGAAATTTACACATTTGTAGAAAGAATTTTTATGAGAGAAAAAGCTATAAACGGTAAATACATAGGCAATGCAATTGGATATTGTCATTGTGATGCTCATAAAGGGGCATTGAACAGGGAACTGGCATATAAGCATAAATGCCTTGCAAAACGCTGTAAATGGCTTGAGAAATACAATGAAGATGTGTGGAGACCAAAAGAAAAGTGTTTTAGAAGATAACCGACCGGTAAGAGTGTTCCGGCCGCTAACCTGTAAAAGTTTTAAGGCAGAGGTAGAATACCTTTGCTTTTTTGAAAGTGAGGTATTTTATGCCAAGCGAAGAATTAAAAAAAGCAGTAAGCAGTTATGAACAGTTTATAAAAACAAATGGAATAAGTGAGGGAATCATAAAGGCTTATTTGCAGGCCGTTAAAGTTGCTGTCGAGACTGAAAAAGAATCTAAGTATGGTCTATATATTTCTGCACGTGTAAAGCAATTGATTGAACAATATGTGTTTTCGCAGTCAAGGTGCAGCGTGTGGGATTTGGAAAAGTATGCTTTTGCAAGAAAAGAAAAATATGCAATTATAGATACATACTATGAGATCCTTCTAATCGAAGCACGACTGAATATTGTAGATAGTGCCTTGCAGTATTTGGAGAAAAACAGAGAGCCAAGAGAACGGTTTTATATGCCTAAGCGAAAGTGCTTTATGCGCATAGGGCTTGTAGAAGCGTTGCAAGGTATAATAGATGATAAATACGACATATTATGTATCAGTATGCCGCCAGGAACAGGAAAAACAACAATAGAGAAGTTTTTTCACGCATTGGTTGCAGGGTGGTATCCAAAAGACTTTAGCTTGTTTTACTCGCATAGTGGCGATATTACACGAATGTACTACGATGGAGTGTACGACATTGTCACTAACTCGCAAGAATATACATGGGGTGAGATATTTCCAGATCTACAAGTTAGTGGAACGAATGCAAAGTTAGAGCAATTTAATGTTGGTAAATATAAACCGTTTCCGTCTATACAATGTACTTCTGTAGGCAGTAAAAATGCAGGAAAAGTACGTGCGTCCAAACTCTTGCTAATTGACGATATGATCGGTGGCATAGAAGAAGCTATGAATCCAAATACGTTGGATAAGCTGTGGGGAAAGTATAGCGTAGATGCACGTCAGAGAAAAACAAATGATTCGAATGATAGGCCATGTAAGGAGATCCATATTGCTACAAGATGGAGCGTACATGATGTAATTGGCCGAGTGCAGAGAGCATACGAGGGAAATCCTAGAGTAAAGATAATCGCCGTGCCGGATATTGATCCAAAAACCAAAAAAAGTAATTTCGATTTTGAGTTTGGCGGTTTTACGGTAGAATTTTTCGCAGATCAACAGTTGCTTATGGATGATATATCCTACAGATGCCTATACAAGCAGCAGCCAATTGAACGAGAGGGATTATTATTCCCAAGTGAAAAACTTAGAAGATATATGAATTTGCCGCATGGTGAAGCAGAGATCATAACAGCACAGTGCGATACAAAGGGAAAAGGTACTGATTACTTTGTAATGCCTGTATTTGCACGATATGGGGATGATTATTATTGCATAGACTGCGTATGTGATAATGGAGCAGATTATGAAATGCAATATGAAAATTCTGCAAACTTGCTTGTTAGAAATAATGTGCAAGACTGCGAATTTGAATCAAACTCTGGTGGTGATCGAGTTGCACGAGAAGTGAATAAAAGAGTTGAAGAAAAGGGTTGGATCTGCAACATAACGGATGCTCCAACAGAGACAAACAAAGAAGCAAGAATATTTCAGTGTTCGTCTTGGATTTTACAGCACATTATTTTTAAGGACCCGGACAATTATAAACCAAACGATCCGTATGGAATTATGATGTCGTTGTTGACAAGATATTCTGTATCCGGGAAAAAGCAATTAGACGATGTTCCAGATGTTTTGTCAAACTTTGCTTTAAGAGTAACAGAAGTAAAGAAAAAAAGAACTGCAAATATTATATCGAGTATGATTTAGAAGAAAGTGAGGGAGTTACAATGAGTACAATTGAGTATCTGATGCAAATATCAAAGATCAACTGTATTATCAACAACAAATTATCGGAAATTGCAGAAATGCGTCAAATGTCGCAAAGCATTACTGGATCTTCTGGAGGTGAGAGAGTACAAACAAGCCCAGAACCCGACAGAATAGGTGCTATATGCGCTAAAATTGATGAAATGGAACGAAAAGTCGATGCTTTGATTGATGAATACTACGATAAAAAGCAATATATATTAAGGCAGTTGGAAAGCTTAACGCTTATGCACTATAAAATCCTTTATATGGCATTTGTGAAAGACAAGACTCTGTTTGAAATAGCAGATGAAATTGGATATACAGAAAGACACACAACAAGAATTTACAGCGAAGCACTAAGAGAGTTTGAGGAAAGATACGGAAATGACTATATGTCTTGAAATGTCCGAGAATGTCCGTAAATGTCATTGAATGTCATAAAATGCTGTTATATAGTGTAAATGTGAAAGAGTTTAAGAACTCACTTTCTCATACATACTCCTGTGTATGCTCCCGCAAAATTGTGGGAGCATTTTTTGAAAGGAAAAATAATGGGCAAAACAATATATTGTCCTGCTTGTGGTCGAAAAGTCGCAACGTGGGACGGAAAATCAAAAATAAACAAGATTGCACGATGCAGAAAGTGCAACAAAAAAGTAATTTATGACATAGAAAATCAAGAAACACGGTTAGAGAAGTTGCCGGAACGGCAATCATCTAGCGGTGTTGTTTTTATTTAGAGAGGTGTAAACAGTGGCAAGACATATGCGTGGTCGAACAATGATAACAACAGATGAAGTTGTTATTGACGAATCAAATATCTTGGATGTGCTAAGAAGATCACACGCTTTGCATGTAAAAAATGCAAATGACATCGAATATTTGATTAACTACGAAAAGGGAGATCAACCACTCCAACGAAAAAAAACTTACAGACCGGATATAGATTGCCAGTGCAGCGACAATGTGGCAAATGAAGTCACAGAGTTTAACACAGGGTTTAAGTGGGGAAACGCAATAACGCTTGTGCAGACTGGAGACGGTTCGGATGAAGAAATATCAGAAGCTGTATCAGAATTAAACAAACAGTATGCAATGGCTAGGATTAAGGCTAAAACACAAGAGTTGGGTAGATATGTAGAAATCTGTGGTATTTGCAACGTCTATGTTGATATTAACATGGAATGGAGAAAAGGAAAGCCACTTTTTGAATTAGATGTGTTAGATCCTAGAAGTTCATTTGTTGTAAGATCGAGTTATTATCCGGACAAAAGAATCATGCTTGGCGTCACATACAGGCATGACAGCATTTCCGGAAACACATATTACACTTGTTACACAAAAGACCAAAGATTTGAGGTTGTAAATCTACAGTCGGAAGTAACATCACCTAGCAAGTGGGCGCACATGGAAAGAAGCGGTGAAGAAAATCCGCTTCATATTGTTCCAATAACAGAATATATCAGATCTTATGACCGAATGGGGGCATGGGAAAGATATATTGATGAGATGGACAATTTGAACTTGCTAATATCTGACTTTACAAACGATGTAGAGCAGAATACGCAAGCAATGTGGCATACGAACGATGTAGATTTTCCTGTTATAGAAACAGAGACGGAAAGCGGTGAAAAGGTTGAAGAAGTAAGAAAGCCAAAGTCGGGAGAATGGTTGCAGACATATACCAATCCAGACGGAAAGACACCTTTTGTAAAGCCACTTGCCATTGATTACGATTATCCGGGTATGTTGGAAAACATACAGTATAGAAGAGCAATTATTTTGCAGAAATGTAATGTTCCTGCAAGAAATGACAATACATCTGGAGCAACTGGAGTAGCTATGAGTGATGCAACAGGATGGTCACACGCAGAATCAGCGGCGGCAAAACAACAGTTGATCACTGATTCTAACAAATTGGATGAGGTGGAAATTGTATTATCTGCGATCAGAGAAAATCCAAACACTCCGCAAGACAGCCCGTTAAGGGACTTAACAACAGCGGATGTAGAGCCAAGTATTAAACGTCAAAAGACCTATGAGTTATCGACAAAATGTAATTCCATCGCAACATTGATAAATATTGGCGTAAACGGAAAAGATGTTTTCAACACAATACCTTTGTTTGACGATCCTAACGAAGTTTGGGAAAACAGCAAAGAAACGATAGAAAAGAATCAAAATCAAAATGCAGAAAACAAAGAACAATATGATCCTAAGAACGACAGGATTATGAGCGATTTGTCCGATCAAGTGGAAAATAGTCCGTTGATTGACAAGAGCAGAACGGAAAAGTGATGCCTATGACAAGTAGATTTGATAAGCTGAATAATTTGTCGATGGACTATTCAAAATATTTTGGAGAGATGGCATTGACAGATGAGCAGAAGAAACAACGGATTGCATTTTCGAAACAAATGGAAGATGTGATGTTGTTTCTTTTTGAGTTATTGGACGTAATGGCAGACTTTGGGAGCAAAGACGAAGAATACGTCAAGAAAGAAATTGCAACGCGTTATTTGAGCGTTCTGATGGCTTACACAGCTATTGATGATTTCTTCAAAATGTATGCTGATTATTTTTCGGAAGAAACATTGAGAACGACATTAGAAAACATAGATGCCGAATGGATCACATCTAATGATAGGGCAAGGCTAATCGCAGAAAATGAAGCAAATACATCATTAAACAGAGTTGACTATATAAACGCTGTTGCAAGCGGAAAAACAAGAAAACAATGGATCACCATGAAAGATTATCGAGTAAGGAAAACGCATCAAGTGATTGACAATAAGGTGCTGCCGATTAACGGAGTATTTATTGTTGGTGATAGCATGATGTACTTTCCGAAAGATACATCTTTGGGAGCAGGCATGGAAGAAATAGCAAATTGCAGATGCTCCGTTAAATATTTATGAAATTAAGCCTAAGCGAAAGCAAGGGCTTTTTTATTTGGTGCAGAGAAGCACCCAAAAAAACACAAAATACAGAGAAGTAAAAACACAAAGAAAGTAAGAGGTAACCAAAATGAGTGAAACAATTGATGTAACGACAACAGAAAAAAATGATCCAGCTGTAGAAGAGCAGGCAAAAAATGATAATGAAGAGACTCCAACAGTGGAAGAACTTATGGCGCAGTTAGCAGAGGCTAAAGCGACAGGAGCAAAGCAGAAACAGGCATTAGACAAGGCTCTTAGAGAAAAAGGAGAAATCACTAAGGCTTTAAGAGCAAAGCAGACAGCGGAAGAACGTGCTACAGAAGAGAAAGAAGAGGCAGAAAGACTGCAACGTGAGAAGTATGAACAGGTTGAAAAAGAACTGAATCATATGAAAGCAGTATCGGCTTATAAGAGTTTGTCTACTGAAAAAGCGGTTGAGAACCTGATTGATGCAATCTCTGATGGAGATCACAATGCAGTCGCTGCATTGATTGAAAACGAAGTGAAATCGGCAGTTGCTAAAGCAGAAGCAGAGTGGAAGAAATCACGCCCAAGAGTAAATGTTGGCGGATCATACACTGGCATGACCAAAGACCAGATTATGCAGATTGAAGATCGTGCGGAGCGAAGAAAAGCAATTGCTATGAATCAAGAATTATTTTGCTAGGAGGTAGAATATGGCAGCAGAAGAGAATTTGATTAAGAAAGAAGATCTCAAGAGAGCAAGAGAGATCGAGTTTGTGGAAAGATTTGGATATTCCGTCAAGAAGCTGATGGAAGCACTTGGAGTAACAAGAAAAATTCCAAAAACATCCGGAACAATGTTAAAGACGTATAAAGCGTCCGGAACTCTGGTAGATGGAAAAGTAGCAGAGGGAGATTTGATTCCTTTGTCTCATTACAAAGTAGATCCGGTTTCCTACAAGGAGATTGTATTGCAGAAGTGGAGAAAAGCCACATCGGCAGAATCGATCATCGAAAAAGGTTACGATCAGGCAGTGGAAATGACAACGGATGAAATGCTTAGAGACGTACAGAGAGGAATTAAGAAAGAATTTTTCGATTTCCTTAAAACGGGTACAGGAACAGCAACAGGAGTTGGTTTCCAGCAGGCATTAGCACAGGCATGGGGACAGTTGCAGGTTCTTTTTGAGGATGACGAGATTGAGCCTGTATTTTTCATGAATCCGCTTGATGTTGCTGATTATCTTGGCCAGGCAAATATTACCATTCAGAACGCATTTGGTATGCGCTATGTGGAAGATTTCCTGGGATTAGGAACGGTTGTTTTTGCCAAGTCCATCGACGAGGGGAAGGTCTATGCAACTGCTAAGGATAATATTGTGTTGTATTACATTCCTGTAAACGGTGCTGGATTGGACGAGGGATTTGTATTTAGATCAGACAGCACAGGACTTATTGGTATTCACGAAGAGGCAGATTACGATCACATGACAGTGAAAGATGTTGTTGCATCTGGAATCACTATTTTTGCAGAAAGAATGGATGGAGTGGTTATATCAACCATTACACAGGCAGAGGGTACTTCTGTAACTGGCGAAGATACTAAAAATACGGGAGCATAATAATAAGGAGTGGTCAAATGTATAAAGTAATACATTTTTTCACAGACTTACAGGATAATTCACACCCTTATAACGTGGGAGAAACATTCCCACGTGAGGGTGTTTCAGTAACAGTAGAAAGACTGGAAGAGTTATCGGGCAAGCATAATTTGCAGGGAAAACCACTTATACAACTTGTAGATGATTTTTCGAAATATATGAATGTCCCGGAAGAAACTGTGGAAAACAACTCATATTCAAAGGATGAAATTGCCAAAATGCCAGTTGCTAAATTGAGAGAACTGGCAAATGAAAAAGGTATTGATAGTGCAGATAAAAGCAAATCAGAATTGAAAAAGATTTTGATGGAAATTTAGAGGTGATCGTAAATGGATGAATACACCATACTTGAGCAAGTGAAGATTCGCTTATTGCATTATAAGGTGAGTACAATCGAGGGTGAAGATGTGGTTGTATTCGATCATAAAAACGAGAACTTGTTACTCGAACAACTTATAAAGCAAGCGAAGCAAAAAATCAAAGAAATCCGAAAGTATCCATCGAATTATACAGATGAAATGATAGAAAAAGATCTGAATAACTATGAAAACATAGTTGTTGATGCGGTTGTTTACTATAGATCGCAGGCTGGAGCGTCTTTCATGAAATCATATACTGAAAATGGAATATCTAGGACTTGGATTGACAGCGGAAAGTTGTTCGATACTGTACTTCCAATATCGCATATTAGCTAAAAAAATCTGATTTTATCAGTTTTTAGAAGATTGTGCGTTATCGTATTGCTAATGCAGGTAATATGATAGCAGGCGGCACACACTAAAGGGTGGTGGGCGGTGTGCCAAAAAAAAGAAAGGCGGTATATGATTATGACGATAGAAATTTCGACAGCAATCATTATAAGCGTTTTATCTCTTGGTTTTTCCGTCTTTATGGGTATGAAGAACAGCAAGCGAACTGACAAAAAAGATATCGAAGAACGTGTTAGAGAAAACACCAGAATAAACATGAAGTTGGACAATATCAATTCGACAACGCAAGATATAAAGTCAGAGTTGTCTAGTGTTCGTACAGACATCCAAAAGCATAATGACAAAATCATTATTTTGGAACAGAGCTGTAAGCAGGCACATAAAAGAATTGATGAGTTAAACACCCGATTAAACATGAATGAAGATGATGAGGTGAAGGCTTATGAAAAATTGGAAAAGTTGGGCAAAGGCCGCAACGATTAGAGCAGTAAAGACAATTGCACAGACTGCGGTTGGTGTGATTGGAGCAAGCACAGTGTTAAGCAGTGTTGATTGGAAAGTGGTTGTTTCTTCTGCGATTCTTGCAGGTGTTGTTTCAATGCTGACAAGTATTGCAGGACTTCCAGAGGTAGAGGACAATGCTTGAAATCAATAAGCAGGAAATGAGATATTCAAAGCAGGGAGAACGAGTTACCATCTACAAACGTGATGAAAAAGGTAACATTGTGTATGAATCTTATAAAGATTCAGCAAGTGGTTCTGTGATTTATTACACAGATGAAGATGGTAACAAAATACCAAAAATCCTAGGAGAAAAAGTTGGTTTTTCAGAGCCAACTTATTTTTATGCAAATATCAGCAATAAGCTAAGCGAAGTATTAGTAAAAGAGTTTGGTATTGATGATTCGTCAACATATGTTCAGATTGTCACAGATAAAGGTGAACTGCCAATAAAGGCAGGGGACGTTGTTTGGAAACAATCAGATCCTACTTATACGGAAGATGGGCTTGTTGATGAAAAGAGTGCTGACTATGTATGCAAAGGCGTTGCTGATGAGGGATTGACGGTTGATTTGTTTTTACTGCAAAAGAATGTCAAATAGGAGAAGCGATGAAAACAATCAGTTTCGGCTTAAGCCAAAAATCCATACAAAATGCAATCAAGGAACTGCAAAAACTAAAGCAGGAACTTAGAAAAAAGACAGATCAGCTTGTCAAGGAATTGACCGAAGTTGGAATACCTGTGATCGAAAACAATATGCAGAAAGCAAATTACACATACGATTCAAAAGGTGTGCGCAGCGGTTCTGACACAGAACATTATACGCACGTAAAAATCAATGCGTTTGATACCAAATCAATTGCAAATTTGATCGTAGAGGGAAAAGAGGTTTTGTTTATTGAATTTGGATCAGGTGTTTATTACAACGGATCAGCTGGAGCGAGTCCGCATCCAAAAGGACAGGAATTTGGATTTTTAATAGGTTCATATGGAGCAGGTCATGGACAGCAAAAAGTTTGGGGTTACTATGACGAAACTGGAGAACTGGTAATGACGCATGGTGTTGAAGCAACAATGCCATTGTTTAAGGCAGAGCAGAAAATCATAGATGAATATGTGTCTGTTGCAAAGAGGGTGTTTAGCAAATGAACGAGTTGAATTTGTGGGCATTAGAATTTGAAGATACAGTATTTAGTCTTTTTTCTTATGCCTACAACAAAAAATTTAAGAAGAAATACAAAGATTTATACATAACACAAGATGAAGAACAAGACGGTACGGCAATTTTCCCGACTGTACTTGTAAAACAGATTGATTTTAGAGAAGTTGGAAGAGATATTTCCGGGAATACAATAAACGGAATAGATCCAACATTTCAAGTGACCATTTCTTACAAGGGAGATAGGGAAAACTTGAAAGAACTCTCAAATTATGCAGTTATGTTTTTTAAGTCGAAGAAATTTGGTGTTTCAAATGTTTTTTATAACATTTCAAACAAAATACGCACTGCAACATTTAGGGCATCTAGGGTTGTGGGAGCAAATGACACATTAGTATAGTACCGGGCGTACATTTTGAGTGCGCTCGCTGACCACAAAAAAGTTTAGTGGTAGAAAGAGAGGTAAAAATGGCTGATGCAGGTATTAGCACATTAGGTGTGCAGTTTGGCTATGCGGTTGAAACAACGGCAGGAACAAAGCCAACAACTTTTAAACAGCTAACAAGAATTAATTCCATTCCGGGAATTACTATCGAACCAGAACAAATTGATGCGTCTGCTTTGGAGGACAAGGTAACACGATACGTAAAGGGTCGTGCTGACACTGGCGGCGCAATTGCCGTTGTAGTAAACATTACAACGGAAACGGTAAAAGAGTGGGAAGAGCTTATCAGTGCTTATCAGGCAGCTACTGGTGGTCTTAGAATGTGGTTTCAGTCATATGTTCCAGGACTTAACAAGTCGTTCTTCTTCGTTGCGCAGCCGCCAGAACTTATTCCGGAACCAGAATTTACGCAGAACGAATTACTAACAGTCGAAATGAATTTGACGATTGAAGAGTATATCGGTCTTGGAGATGCAGTTACTCTTCCTGTTGAGGCAGCATCGGGGGAATAACTGACCATTCGTCAGAAACAACAGAGGCTGTGACGAATGGTGAACAAAACGCCAAAACAGCCAATATGGATTATTCATCTTATTTGAATGATTCGGAAAAATAACAGTAAAAGAAAGGGCGGTCTACGGACTGCCCCTTTCCAGTATAAATACTGGGGAAAGGTTAGGAAAAAATGTATAAAACAATTAAAGTAGATGGAAATGATTATAAGTTACAGTATTCAGTAGAAGCGGCAATGTACGATGAGTGTACGGCAAAAGTTATTACTTTAATGACGGCTATTGGAGATGAGAAAGAAGATGAAGAAAATCTTAAAAGTAAAATCAAAGAGATTTCAAGTATCCCTAATTTGGCACTATCTATGTTTTATGCGGCACTTTTACAGCACCATGGAACAGAAGCAGGGGATGGAACTGTAAGAAGCATTTCAGAAGCAAAAAACATTTTAGCAAGATATATTTTAGAAAATGATAGCGACTTTTTCAGCGTTGTAAATATGTTGCTTGAGCAGATGGGAGAAGATGGTTTTTTCAAACTGATCGGACTGGAGAAGATGATGCAGTCCGAGGAGGAGCAGAAAAAGGAAATGACCAAGAAAAATTAACATTCGCACAGCAAATCGAAAAGAATCTTTTGCCTGCGGCATTGAAAGCAGGAATAACGCATAAGGAATTTTGGCAAATGACGCCAAAAGAAATAAAAATGCAAATAGACGTGTATATTGAGACAAAAGAAGAAGAATACAAAGCAAAAGAACATGAATGTTGGTTAAACGGTATGTACGTTTTACACGCCTTGGGTGCGGCATTTACCAAAAAGGATTACCCAAAAGATCCGTTAAAAGAAGAAAAAGACGGAAAGACAAAAGAAGAAAAAGCAAAAAACAAAAAGAAGAAAATGTTAGATTTGTATGTTGCCCAAATGCTTATCAGACAGGCTAACTTTAATTTGAGTAAAAAGAAAGAGAGTGATAGCAATGAAGAAACAGCATGACGTAAGAATTGACAGATCAAAACTGCATCCATGGCTTGACTACAAACTTACTGTATTGTTAAAAAAATGTGCTAAAAAGGGGATTTATCTCATCATCACAGAGGGATTCCGCACAAAGGAACACCAAGATCGGTTGTATGCCAAAGGACGCACAAAGCCGGGCAAGGTAGTGACAAATGCAAAAGGAAGTACATACTCTAGTCAGCATATGTGGGGAATTGCGTTTGATATTGCGATTCAGTACAAAAAGGATCTGTATGACATTAATACGATCAAGAAAGTAGCAAAAATTGCTAAAAGTATTGGTCTTGGATGGGGTGGAGATTGGAAAACAATTGTAGATACTCCACATTTTTATCTGCCGAAGTGGGGAAGTACAACAACGGAGTTGAAGAAGATTTATAAAACTCCGGATATGTTTAGGAAGTCTTGGGCAAAGAAAGTAACAAGAGATAAGGGATTGTTACTATGGAAAGCAACAACTAAGTTGACAGGAAGTTACTTGCGAATCCCTAAATCTGCAAAAGTAGAGGTTTTATTCGTAAAAACGGATAAATGGTATGCTAAAGTACGATACAAGGGAAAAGTAGGACACGTAAACAAGAAATATTTAGGTTAAAGAAAAGCGCACCTTTATGGTGCGCTATTTTTTTGAAGTGTGAGGTGCGAGAATGCCAGAATTAGATAGTTTAGAATTAAAAGTAGAAGCAGATGCCAAAAAGGCAGACTCTGCACTCGACAGCCTTATTGAAAAACTGCAAAATTTATCAAAAACATTAGGCGGTGTCAACACAAATAACATAAAGAATATTGCAAGTGCAATAAACGGAGTGACAAAAAGTAACGGAATAAAGATTGCGCAAAAGAGCGTTGATAATCTCAATAAATCAATAAAAAACATAGGAAAAGGTACAAAATCAAAAGACATTGAGATCATAAGAACAGATGGAGCAATAAAGAATCTTTCGGGCTTTGAAAACGCATTAAAAGAATTTGATTCATTTATCGAAGAATCTGGTAACAAGGTATCTAAGAATGGATTTTTAGATACTCCGTTGCAAAATCTGAAAGAGAATCTAGCACAACTTAAAAAGCAATTTCCAGAAGCGAAAGAACTTATACAGAGTTATCAAGAAGAGATTAAAATGATCCAAAACATGCAGGCAAAGTCTGCAAGCACTGGAAATGCACAGAAGTTGAGCGGATATTCCATAGAAAATGCACAAAAAAAATTAAATGCAGCACTTGGAAAAAGTATGCCGTCAGCAACGACAAAAAGTGTATCTGGAATGACAACAAAATTAAGTGGACTAAAAAATGCTTTATCAAGTGTTGCCAAAACAGCATCTGCCAATATGTTTAATAATTTTTCAAATGGCATAAATAAAGCAAAAACTGCATTAAGTGGATATATTAAAAATGTAATCAGATCAATAAATGTTTCAAAAGGGTTCAGAAGTATAGTCGGACACGTTAGAAATTTGTATTTTTCGTTCTTATCATTACGTGCAGTTGGCGGAATTTTGAAAAAGTCCATTACATCGGCAATGGATTACATAGAGGAATTTAACTATTTTCAAAATGCAATAGCAAAAATTGCAAACGAAAATAAAAACAATTACAAGAAATACGGATATACAGATGCAGAATCATATGCAGATAGTTTCCAAAGCAGACTTACATCCTTATCATCTAAAATGACAGGGTTTGACATAAGTAAAAACGGAGAATTAAGCAATAGCGGAAAGCAGAGTTTAGGACTTGACGTAACAGAAGTAACTAATTTCCAGTCGAGAATTGCACAAATGACTAATTCTGTAGGAATGTTTGGAGAAGCATCTATTGTATCTGCAAAAGCACTTACAATGCTTGCCGGGGATATGTCATCATTAACAAATGTTGATTTATCAACAGTAATGAATAACTTTTCATCTGGTCTTTCCGGTATGTCCATGGCATTGAAAAAATATGGTATTGACATTACGAATGCAAGTCTGAAACAGTTAGCACTTAGTTTAGGCGTAAAGAAAAACATATCAGACATGACACAGGCAGAGAAAGAATATTTGCGTGTTATTGCTATGGTGCAGCAGTCTAAAGTATCATGGGGTGATCTAGCAAACACAATAAATCAGCCTGCGAACCAGTTTAGAATGCTTAAAACAAACATTTCCCAGTGTGGAATGATGCTTGGAAGATTGTTTATGCCGATGGTTGCAAAAGTATTGCCATGGCTTAATGCTATGACAGGTGCAATTAAAGACCTTATACAGCATATCGGAGATTTGTTTGGGATAAAATGGGCCAACAGCAAAAAGATGAATGCAGGAACTGATGATTCTGGATATACCGACATTGCGGATAGTGCTGATAATGCGGCTGATTCTATCGGAAATGCGACAGACAAGCAAAAGGAATTTAATAAGCAGCTACAAGGTTTTGATAAATTAAACAATCTTACATCATCAAAAGACAGCGGAAACAAAAAAGGCAACGGAAACGGTTCTGGTGCAGATGTAAGTGGTCAATTGTCAGATGCTCTTATAAAGGCAGTAGAGAAATATGAAAAGCGTTGGAATAAGGCGTTTAATGGTATGTCAAACAAATCTGACGAGTTAAAAAAGAAAATCGAAGATTTGTTTAAGGGTGCATGGCTTACAAATGATGGAACAGAAATTGGAAAAGCCGTTGCAAACGTATTAAATAAAGGCATAAACTGGGTAAATTCAAACACTTCTACTTGGACCGCAGGACTTAAAAAGGTTGCAACCATTATGGGTACTGCACTTAACGGTTTTGTATCTACTTTTAACTGGGATGGACTTGGAAAAGCAATAGGAAACTCTATTAAGGGTGCGCTAGAAGCAACACAGACGTTTTTTGATACGGTAGACTGGACAAACCTTGGAAAAGGAATTTCAAAGACCTTAAATGCGGCAATTAAAACTGGGGTAATTCAGCAGTATTTGAAAACTGTTGCATCCGTACTTAAAAGTGCAATCGAGACAGCGTTTGGTGCAATCACGACATTTGATTTTGCAGAGCTTGGAAATGCTATTGGTCAAGGAATCAATGATTTTATTTCAAAAATGAATGAAATAAACAAAAAGACTGGTCTTAATGGATGGCAAGAACTTGGAAAATCAATATCAAGCGGAATAAGCGGAATCGTAACAACAATTACTACAGCATTAAAAAAGGTGAAATGGCAAAAAGTTGGAGATGCTATAGGAGAGTTTATTTCTTCGATTGACTTCAAAAAAGTTGCATTGGATATGGGAAAATTGGCAAAAGAGTTATTAAATGCAATTGCAAAGTCTATAAAAGGAATCGTTGATAAAGCCCCAATTGAATCAGCTATTGCAGCATTGTTTGTAGGGCTTAAATTGGCAGGTGTTGGAAAAGCAATAACTACTGCTCTTAATGGTAAAAATATAACATTAGGAAGAATTTTGGTAGGGCTTACATTGACAGCGGCAACATTTAAGTTTTTCAATTCCGACAATATTCTTACAAGTGCATTTTTGACACCTATTTTGGCGTTTATTGCCGCTAAAACATTTGGTATATCTACACCTTTAGCATTAAAAATACTGGCGGTAACAGCGGCAGTATCGTTTGGATTTAATTTTGGAAAGCTAATAGGAACTGCAATATCAAAAGCAACAGCCAATACAAACATGGATCAATATAGATACAATTTCAAATTTTCTGATTTATTCACGTATTCGCCTACGGAATGGATAAAGGGCTTTATGGATTGGTTTAATGACACAAAGTTAAAAGCTGGTCTGCAAAAGGTATTAAGTGGAAATTTGAAATTAAAACTTCCGATTTCCGGTTTTTCGTTTCCGACAAGAAGCGAACAAATGACTATATTGCTGAATTATTGGACTGCCGCAAAGAAATTGTGGGGAAACAAAAAACTTATTATAAAATCTTCAATCACAATGGCTCAATCGTTATTCACTGGAGCATGGAAAACTGCGAAGAAATTGTGGGGAGACAAAAAGTTAAATATTAAAGGATCAATTGACATGAGGAAACCACTATTCTTAAATGCTTGGGAAGTTGCAAAGAAATTTTGGGGCAACAAAAAATTGGCAATAAAAACAATTTTATCAATTGATGAAGTAAAAACAGGCATTAAGGCAATGGTTAAATTGGTAAATGCAATGATTATTGATCCAATTAATGCGATAACCAATGTAAAACTTCCAAAGGCATTAGGTGGCGGCAGAATACTGCCAAAACTGAAAAGAATACCAGTACCAAAGTTTGAAAATGGTGGATACCCTAATAAAGCTAACTTATTCTGGGCTAATGAGTATGGAAAGCCTGAGTTGGTAGGTAGACAAGGAAGTAAGACAGTGGTTGCAAATAACGATCAGATCATCAAAGGTGTTTCCGAAGGTGTATCAGATGCGGTATACAATGCAATGAATCCAGTTTTGACAGGATTAGCAATTGCAGTAAACAAAATGAATGAAAGCAAAAATGGCAATGCACTTTATGTTGAGGGTGTATCTGATGGTGACATTGTAAAGATTGTAAAAGCCGAAAACGATCAATACAAGAGAACCCACAACGGAAATCCATTATTTGCGTAGATTTTTTTGCAAAATGAGTGTATAATGAAAAAAATAAAAATGGGGAGGAAAAAGAAATGGCAATGATTAGATGTATGGAATGCGGACACGGTGTTAGCACAACAGCAGAAAGATGTCCAAATTGTGGAGCAAGGGTCGTAAAGAAAAAAGCAAATAGCGGTGCCTTGGATATTATATGTTTAATAACCATGGTGCTTGCTTGCTTTATGATTTTAAGTCCATTTGCTCTTTTAGGGTATTCAATAGAACTTATATGGATGATTGTATATCAGATAATATATAGATCGGCTATTAAAAACCCAGAGTTGGACAGCACATCGCTGAAAAAGACCAGAAATACGGTAGCAATATTGTTTTTGCTAAGTAATTTTGGCGTTGTTATAACCGTAATGTAGAAGTTAAAATTTTCAAACAAAAACGAAGAGCGAATTTATTTTCGCTCTTTTTTTGTTACAAAAATACCGGCTGTCAATTGTTTGGCAGTCGCTAACCTTTAAGAATGAGAGGTAGTAATAATGGCAGGATTTGTGTTAAGCAAAGGTCTTGTAATGATAGCGACAGGATATGAAAACGGTGAATACAAATATACAAAGTTAGATAAATTTATTGCGGCAGACAATTTATCTATCACACCGGGAAGAGCGCAAGACTTGGACAGTTATGTAAATGCAAATGGATACCTAAAAAGAAATGTTTTGAAACATATGAGAGATGGAATATCGTTTAGTACACCTTATATGTCATATAGAAAAATGAGAGAATTTGTATCACTTTTGAAAAAAGGAATGAAACAGCCAAAATGTGCATCACTACCAGAGAAAAAGGTTAGAATTGCATACTTTAACGAATGGGAAGATGACTACGATCATGGTTTTTTCTATGTGCCAGATATTGAATGGAAATATGGTGGAACATATAAGGGAGAGCCAACATATCAACCGATAACAGTAGAATTTATAGAGTATTAAAGATTGAGGTGATACAATGCTTAAAATTACAGAGGAGCAGAAACGGCCATTTTATCAATCCGGGTATTTCAAAAATTACAAATTTGCTTTTAGGGATGTTGGACTTACGATTGATAACGAAACGCTGCACCAAGAATCTGTGACAATAAAGGAATCAATTTGCGATGATGAAGATTTGCAACTTGGTGGTTGTGTCGCATCATCTTGTGAGTTTGAAGTTTCTGAGATCTTAGACACAGATATTGCAGGATTAGAGTTTACAGCTACGATAGAAGCAAGAGATGCAAGTGACAATATCATTTCTAGCGTTCCAATGGGCGTATATAGGGTGTTTTCTGCAAAACTTGTAAATGACACTGATTACAAGAAAGTTGTTGCGTATGATGCTCTATATGATGCAGGCATTGATGTGTCAAATTGGTACAACAACTTATTTCCTGTATTGGCAACGCAAAGAGTATATGTAACTGGAGCATTAGAAGATGTGTGGAAACATGGTGAATACTCTATTGATTCTAGCGGAAATGCAGAACCGTCTAAACTTGGAGTATCAGCAGATGAAAATCAAGGAATGACATATCTTGATACAAGCACAGGAAAGCTGTATCAGTCTATATCTGTAAATACTGGGCAAGAAGAGGAAGTATACAAGTGGACAGAAGTATATCAATGTGAGAAAAATTATAGAGATGAAGAGATTTATAAAAAAGTTACTGTAAAAGAGATGAGAGAATCTCTATTAAAACATTTGGGCATTTTATACGAAGTGCAAGACCTGCCAAACGACAAAATGCTTGTAGAAAAGACTGTAGAGCCGTCAGAGGGGAGTTTAACAGGAACAAGCATACTGAAATACCTTTGCGAAGTAAACGGTGGATTTGGACGGATTAACCGCACTGGAAAGTTTGAGGTACTTATTCTTGGTAGCATGGGACTGTACCCAGAAGAAACATTGTACCCAGAAGAAGATCTGTATCCAATGAGCGGATCTGAAAACTATGAATATTTTGGAATGTCAGATGAGGAAGAACGACCTGAATTTAAGAATACAACTTACGAAGAATATATTGTATATTCCCCAACTTGTATTACAATAAAAGGAGATTCAGATGATTACGGAACAACAGTAGGTGACAACACAAGTAATCCGTATGTTCTTAGCGGAAACATACTTCTTTACGGAAAAGGAGTAGAGAGTCTGCAAGAGGTCGGGAAACACATCTTAGAATATTTGCAATATGTATCTTACAAACCGAACACAACAACCTTGCAAGGATTGCCGTATATGGAAGTTGGAGATATGTATTCTCTGGACAAACAGAACGATTCTGTAGACAGCTATATCCTTAGCAGAACATTGTCGGGAGTGCAGGCTTTATCTGATGAATATGTATCAAAGGGTAGCGAGAAAAGAACAAATGATCCATCGGTAAATAGTGAGATAACGCAGTTACAAGGGAGAACTCTGAAACTAAAAAAGGACTTGGATGTATACAGTATTGAAATGACGAACATTGCAAAAAATACATCTACGAAATTCGAGCAGACAGATTCTACCATTGTTCTTAAGGTGGATAACAATGGTAATTTGTCTCAAGTAGAATTGAGTGGAGATCCTAACGAGGGTACAGTGTTTAAGGTGACGTCAAACAACATTGAACTTTCTGCTGATGATGTCTTAAATTTATTATCTGGTGGAACAATTGACATACAAGCAGGCGATGGTATTACTATATCAAGTCCAAACTTTACATTGAGCAAAGAATCGATAAACATTATTACTGATAATTTTACGCTTGACGAAAACGGATCAGTTATTGCAAATGACATAACAATAACTGGTGGAAAATTACAGATAAAAGCAAAAGAAGATATTCCATATATTGAAATGGAATTGGAAGATGAAAATAGCGAAGAAAGTGTATCTGCTGGAATGTCACCAAGTGGAAGTTTTAATACAGGAGTATCATCTACTTGGGAAGAAAGAAGCTCAAGTGGATTGCTGACTTACTACAGAACACTTGTGTCTACAGAAAACAAAAATGGATCATGGGCAAGCAAAGTTGTAAAACAATATAGAATATCAGATAAAGACACATGGAGTACGGAAACAGAATATCCAGAAGCAACTATAAAATACGTATCTCTTTCCGGAGAAAAAATAAGCACGTTTACTTCTAGTAAAAATAGTAGCTACTTTCAGTGTGATGTTCCATTTTTTACGGAAATTGATTTGATGAATGATACTGACACAAAGTTTACGCTTGCTGATGGTTTTACATCAAATAGCGACTATTGGAATTATTTCAAAATGGTTGGAGCAATGGTGCAGTTATGTATAGATGTAAGAGGTACACTTGCTAAAAGTGCATGGACAACGGTTGCAAAGTTTAACCACCAAGCATCGTTTGCAGGAATCAATTTAACACCAAAAGGATCAGATACAACCAATACAAGCATATTATATCCAATTGTAACAAGCCGAACAGGTAGCGGAAATAATGCTGTTGCAAGACTTGTGATAAAGCAAATGGAAGTAGGCGGTATAAAATTTGATGAATACTATACAGAGGTGCAAGTGTACCAGTATGGGGATACAGATGCAACGTGGGCGCAAATAAACATGACATATTGTATAGATGTGTCAACATTGACGGAATAGGAGCGTGAATTATATGGCATATACGAAAGTAGAATACACACCAGTAAACTGGAAGAACAAGTCAGAGGGGCTGTTGACTCCACTTGGAAAAAAGAATCTAAATGTTATGGATGAGGGAATTTCAAAGATTGCTGAACAGTTGGATGAAGTGTATCGCTCATTTGCAGAAGAAATAAGCAAAATACCAACAATGCAGACAAAGGTTGATGAGTTTGAAAGTACAATATCAGCACTTAATAGTACCGTGACTACATTAAATTCAGACTTTACAACTGTAAAACAAAATGTTGATACATTGAGTACAAACGTCACAAGATTAAATAAAAGCGTACAAGATAATGAATCGGCTATAGGACGTGTAACTGTTAAAGTGTCAAATGCTCTTGTTCAACCAAGGCTTATTAAAGCAGAAATACAAAATGGTGATGAATTTGATTTCTATGATTTTAGCAAAACAGTTGCACTTATTGTAAAGGGACATGCGAAGTTTGGAAATTCAACATCCGAATATTTTTATGAATTTATTCCATTTCAGGAAAAAGGAGTTTTCCCGGCAAAGATAGTGCCGCTTTTGATTAAAAGTGGAGTTACTGGTGTTGGAATTGACAGCATGGAAAATCCGTCAAATTCTGTAACAATTGGGTATAGAATAAGAATTAGAATAACTCCAGATGAAAATACAGGAACGGTTACTGTGTCAGAATATAGTGTAAAACCTAGCACTGTTGGAGCAAATGTAACAAAAAGCAGTTTTGATTTGTACGTACTTGAAACATCAAATTAAGAATGTGAGGTAACAGCATATGGCATACACAAAGGTAGAATATAATCCTGTAAATTGGAAGAATAAGTCCGAGGGACTTATAACCCCACTGGACAAAAGAAATCTAAACAACATGGATGGTGCAATAAAGACTTTAGCGGATTCTCTTGATGTTGCATACAATGAATTAGATACAAAGAAATTGTCAGTAGATGGAAGTTATAAGATCATTTCCGAAACGCCAACATGGGATGAAAAGACTGGAATTTTAAGATTTAAGTTTTATGACGGAACAGAATTTATGGTGGATTTTAATGTAGAAAAAATCCCAGTATCTTTTTCCATGAATGAAAAAGGTGTAATCACAATGACAACGGAAGATGGGACTGAATGGACTGCCGACATTGGAAGTTTGACACCAAATTACGTTTATGATGATAATGAAAGAATTGCAGTCACAACAAGTAAAGCAGAAGATGGTAGCACTCACGTAAGTTTTGATTTGAAAAAAGGAAGCATTACAAATGATTATTTAGCAAATGATTATCTAGCTTCTATAATTGCGGAGACTGTAAAGGCACAGACTGCATCTAGTGACGCCAAGAAATCAGCAGACAGTGCTAGTGAAAGTGCTAGTAATGCGGCATACGATGCAAAATTGGCACAGTCATACGCTATTGGCGGTAGTGAAATAAGAGATGGCGAAGATTTAGATAATGCTAAATATTATGCAAACGAATCGAAGAATCAAGCAAAGAATGCTACTGATTATGCAATATCAGCTTCTGCAAATGCAACTGCGGCCAAGAAATCAGCAGACAGTGCTAGTGAAAGTGCCAGTAATGCAAGTGCAAGCGCAAAAACTGCAACAGATGCGGCAACATCTGCGAATACAAGCGAGACAAATGCCAAGAAGTCAGCAGACAGTGCGTCTAACAGTGCGACATCTGCATCGTTGAGCGAGACAAACGCTAAGAAGTCGGCAGACAGTGCAAGCAAAAGTGCAGCTTCTGCATCTAACAGCGCAACATCTGCAAGTACAAGTGAAAACAATGCAAGAGTATCAGCAAACAGTGCAAGCACAAGCGCAAGTAGCGCAAGCACAAGCGAGACAAACGCTAAGAAATCGGCAGATAGTGCAGTCACAAGTGCAAACAACGCAAGCACAAGCGCAAACAACGCAAGCACAAGCGAAACAAATGCTAAGAAATATTATGAGCAGACAAAAAGCATATCTGAATCATTTGCAGGGACGCTAAGACCAAAAGGAACTGTTACGTTTGCAAATTTACCATCTGTAAGTTTAGCGGAAACAGGTGATATGTATAATGTGTCTGATGAGTTTACTACGACTACAGATTTCGCAGAGGGAGCAGGAAATACAATACCTTTAGGGTCGAATGTATATAAAAATTCTGATGGGAAGTGGGACGTATTAGCAGGAAGCCCGGTTACAGGAGTAAAGGGAAGTGCAGAAACAGCATATAGACGTGGAAATGTAAATATCACAAAAGAAAATATAGGACTTGGAAATGTTGACAATACAGCAGATAGCGAAAAAAGAGTTAGCTACGCTACGAGTGCAGGAAGTGCCGATAGTGCTACGAAATCAAGTAACGATTCTGCCAATCAAAAGATTACATCAACATATATAAAGGGTGTAGGTATTAAAAATCATACTGTTACAGTTACAAAGGGAGATGGAACGTCATCATCATTTGAAGTACCCGATGCGGACACAAACACAACCTATAGTCTCAAGAAAACAGGAAGCAAGATACAGCTTGTTGGCAGTGACGGAAGTACAACGGAAGTCACCGATGATAACACGACATATGACTTGGATACAATGATAAATGCCCTGCCTGTAGGTACAGATGACCCTGTTGATAATGACTACTACGTATCACAGAATGTAGACGGTGGAACAAGTAACACTGGCTATTTTCGTAGACCTGTAAGCAAATTGTGGAATTATATCAAGACCAAACTTGCTGCTGTAGCGACTAGCGGTAGTTATACAGATTTGTCTAATAAGCCGACCATAGGTAACGGTAAGGTTACGGTCAACCAAAACGGTACGACTAAAGGCACATTTACCATGAATCAGACAGGCGATACTATTATCAATCTTACCGACAGTGACACAAACACATGGCGTGACGTGGTAGACAGCTTGGACAGCACGAGAACCGATGCTAGTTTGAGTGCAAACCAAGGAAGTTTGTTGAATGGCAAGTTTGCTAGTTATTTGCCGTTGAGTGGTGGAACAATTACAGGGAGAATTGATCGAAATGGCGGCGGTTCATGGATAAACAGCAGGAATAATGTAGCCGTCTTTGGTACAAGCACAAATCCAGGTTCATACAACTGCGTTGTTGGTCAAAAAACACCTAATGGGGCATGGGCAATGGGCAATTTAGCAGATCGAGAAGATTTATGCTTTGTTTATAATTCTGACACAAATTACGATGCAGGAAACAATAACGGTACTCAAGTATATCTACGTAACATAAATGGTGTAATTGCATTTACTAGTGATATTCCTACATCTCTTCCTGCCAGTGATGTATACGCATGGGCAAAGGCTTCCAGTAAACCAAGTTACTCTTGGAGTGAAATCGGTGGTAGACCCACTACTCTTAGCTCTTTTACCAATGATTCAGGATTCATAACTGGAATAAGTAAGAGCTCGGTAACAGACGCACTTGGTTACATCCCTGCAAGGATTCGGTCGACAACATATAATGGTACAATGGGGACAAGTGCAGGAGATGGCGGAAGAATCGGAACTGCAAGATTTACAATACCAAATGACAAAAGTGGAAAGTCTGTAAGAATAATACATCTTGAATCAAATTACAGCCTCACCACTTGTAGCTCACCATCTACAAGCGGAACAACTGTAACGGTAAACGTACACTCCGATACAATCACGAGCGGAAATCCATCGTTTGGCGGTAGAGTATTGTATGTGATTGAGGGCGAATTTTAGAAAGGAGACTAATATGTATACTATAGCAATTGATGATAACGGATATTATAAGTTAGGGGATGGAAACCTTGTAGAGGTCAATGATATCCCAAATGTATATCCATTAGAACGACTGATGGCGTATAAGTACAATGAGAATACAAAAATGCTTATACTAGACGAAGAGAAACAAAAGGAAATTGATGAGGAAATAGGCTATATAGATAACACTGACAAGCCGACACTGGAAGAACGACTAGAAGCAATGGAAAGTCTCATGTTGGATATGTTATCAGCAGATGGGGGTGAGTTATAATGACAAGCAAAGCAGTTATTACATTTTACATCTATCAGATACAGTTAGAAAGAATTACAATTGATGATGTCCCTGTAAAATACAGGAAAGATGTTGAAAAAGCGTTGAATGATGTCGGAAAATGATGATTCCTTGACAGTTTGCAAGTCCAAAATTGTGAGATAATGATTATGCCGAAAGGCAATCAAGTTTCGGTGGGGACAGGGTTTAATTGGCGTTGGCCCTGTCCCTATTGACACTATCGAACAAATGTTCTATAATGGGTGCAACGCTACCAGTGGACTTGCAGGGAGGTATTTCATGGGAGAGGATGAGATAAAAAGAAAACTCATAAACTTGATAGCAAAATGCGATGATATACATTGGCTAAAAACCATATATGTATATGTAAAGACGTTGATCGGCTAAAATGAAAAGCCACGGATTTTGAATTATTTCAGTCCGTGGCTCTTTTTTTATTTATTGGAGATAGAATCAATCAGCTTTTCAAGTACATCCCATTCTGATTCATCTAATTGTGCGAGTGCAGATACAAGCCTATGCTTAAAATTATCTTCACCCGACTTTTGGATTTTGCCAAGCATTTCAGAAATTTGTTCATCTTTTGATCTCTCGATAAACATTTCTCCGTTCCCTGTTCGCAACCATTCTTCGTTTACAGAAAATTCATTACATATCAATGCAATTGCTGAATCGCTTGGAACACTTCTGCCCATTTCATATGTGGCAACAGTATTCCGTTTTACCTTTATTTTGTCTGCAAACGCTTGTTGCGTTAGTCCCAAAGCGTTTCTGATTTCTTTTATCCGCTGGTTCATGGTAGCACCCCCTTTCTTTAATTGTATAATAACACAAAATGTTGAAAAAATCAACAACAACATATTGACAAATGTTTTAGAATGACGTATAATTGTTTTATAGTCAACAGAAAAGAGGTGAGAACATGGAACAGATTAAAGTTTTTGAAAATTCAGAGTTCGGAGCAATCAGAACGGTAACGGACCGAGTAAATAGTGTTTGGTTCTGTGGAAGTGATGTTGCAAAAGCACTTGGTTACGAAAGAGGCGCAAAGGCTGTAGCGGATCATGTGGATTCAGAAGATAAACATGATGTCCCAATTCGGGATTCCATCGGTAGAATGCAAAATACCGCATTTATCAATGAATCGGGATTGTATTCCCTGGTCTTGTCGAGTAGGCTTCCGACAGCAAAGAAATTTAAGCGTTGGGTAACATCCGAAGTTCTTCCGTCAATCCGCAAGAACGGTGGATACATAGCAGGTCAGGAAAATATGTCAGATGACGAATTGATGGCAAAGGCACTTTTGGTAGCACAAAACAAAATTGCCGAAAGAGACAAGCAGATAGAACGAATGAAGCCGAAAGAGATATTTGCTGATGCTGTAAGTGCTAGTAAGGACGCAATATTAATTGGAGACCTTGCTAAACTTATAAGTCAAAACGGATACCGCATAGGACAAAATCGTTTATTTGATTGGCTAAGAAAGAATGGGTATCTGATTAAAAGTGGTTCTTCAAGAAACAGACCTGTGCAAAGGTATGTAGAACAAGGGCTATTTGAAGTCAAAGAAACGGCAATAAATATGCCAAACGGAAATGTTAGAACTGCACTTACTACAAAGGTTACTGGAAAAGGTCAGTTGTATTTTGTAAACAAATTTCTACAGAAAGGAAGTGAATAAATGAGCGAGAGAGAAAAGGATATTGTGAAGAAGTTGAATGAAGCAATCCCTAAGATGTCAGATTTTGACAAGGGATATATTCTTGGCAAGGTTGAGAATATGGCTGAAAAGAAAAAAGATTCCAAAGAATCAAAAAAAGAAAACAAATAGGAGGTGGCGAAAATGTTTAGACTTGCCCCGACACACAAGAAAACAATTATTTTAATTCTTGCCATCTCACTTATATGTTGTAACTCAATGGCTTCTGCAAGGACACGAAAAATTAAGGTGTCCAATGCAGAATTGAAAAGGCAGGGAATGAAGAAACCCATGAAGATGTATACGCAGGGCAACGTAGAACTGCTTGCTAAGCTGATAATGGCAGAAAACGGTCATGCAAAGCATGATGAAACGCTATGGCTTACTGGAGTTGTTGTTTTGAATCGTGTTAAGTCTAAGCAGTATCCGAACACGATCAGAGGCGTTATATATCAACGTGGTCAGTATTCAACAGCAAAAAAACTTGGAAATGTGAAACCGTCAACCAGGGCGTTGGAAATAGCAAACGAACTGTTGATACAGGGAGTTGGAGACTATCCAAAGAATCTAGTGTTTCAGTCTATGTTTCCGCAAGGAAAGAAAACGTACAAGGTGATTGACGGTGAGTATTTCTGCCTTGCATAGAGAAAGGAGATGATCGAATGTGGATTGATCCATTTTGGGCAGGGGTTGCATCTACGATATTCGTAGAACTTGCACTATTTGTCATTAGTGCATTTGTTAGCAGCCATAAGAAGTAGGGGGTGCATGAGTTGGCTAAACAGTCAAAAAAGCTGACAAGGGAACAGAAAAGAGTTGTAACTAATCATTATATGAGCGTAAAAAAATGGCGGCTTATAAAAGAAACTGACTTTTATCTGTACCTGTCAAATATAGACACAGGAAAACAAAAAATAATATGTAAATATTGAGAAAGTGAGGAACTGATTATGGTAATTACAGATTTGAATTTATTGAGCGTTGAGGAATTAGAGACGATTGCAAATGTTTTGGGAGTGTTTACAGTGATTGAGAATGGACGGATTGTCGGTTTGGAAAGAGAGGGAAATGATGGGAGATAATAAGAAGATTGTTTATTGCGTGGATGAGGTTCACGCAAAGTATGTTGAACTGAAAACAAGAATTGATATTTTGAAGTCAATACTTGAAAAAGATGATTATATATCTGAAAGTATGCTGTTCCATGTTTTAGGTATTTATGATTTTGTACACGATCTTAGGAGAAAAAGGATGGAGGAAGAAGAAAATGAAAAAAATTGAGATCAAGGCGTTACGCCTTGAAAACTTTATGAGTTTTGTAGGAGAACATATTATTGATTTTGGACACATTACAAATGTATTCGGAAGAAACGCCACAGGGAAAACCACAATCAAACGTGCAATTCAGTATGTTCTCGGAATAAAGGGAGAAGATGGCAAGAAAATAACAGGTATTATTTCACACGATTCAGAGGGAAATGATATTGCAGATGGTGCCAGTGTAGAAATCACATTGAGCATTGATGATGATACCTACACCTTGAAAAGAGAGTTTTTTAACACATACTCAAGAAAGGGAGAGCCTACAGGAACTGCAACAGATTGTTATGTGGATGGTGTAAACAAAAAGCCAACAGAGTTTTCTAAATGGATTGCAGATAACATATTACCGGTGGATGCCTTGCAATACTGCATGAATGCAAATTCATTTTTTTTACAGGATTCTGTTAAGCAGCGTACAATTTTGGAAAAGGCATTTTCTAAAAGCAAAGATGAAGAAATCCTTAAAACCATCAAAGACCATGAATTGATTGAGGATTTATTAAAAAATGGAACAGTCAGCGAGATCAAAAGCACTATAAACAAAAAGATTTATGGCGGTCGTGGAAGAAGTGCAGAAGTCGGGCTAAGACAGCAGGCAGACCAAATTGAGCCTAAAATCAAAGAATTGGAAAGCCAAAAGGTAGATGAGGATTTTGCAGAACTGGAATTGCAAAAGGCAGACCTGCAAAAAAGATTGTCTGAAATTGAGAGCAAAATTTCTGGCGATAAAAATGATTTGTTGGAAAGAAAATCTGACAATATTATGCGTCTGAAATTTAAGGCGAATGATATTTTACGTTCTGCAAGCGAAGATTTGATGAACAAACGATCAGAATTGTCAAGGAAATTGGCAAACTATCACAGAAGTGCTAGTGATGCAGAAGAAACGCTGCATGATAGTTTATGTGATATTGAAAAAACAAAGAATGAAATAGCAAAATTACGAAAGGAATGGGAACAAGTAAACAATATTTCTTTTGCCGAAGATAATGTTTGCCCAACCTGCGGCAGACCTTATGACGATGATAGAGTAAAAGAGATTATCGAAAAACAGAAGAAAGCAAAGGAAACGGAATTAAGCCGGATTGAAAATGATGCAGAAAAGGAAGAAATAAATCTAAAAGAGCATCAGGCATTTTCTGACGAATATGCAGAACGATTGCAAGGATTGAAAGATGCAATTAAATCCATGGAAGATGAAATTGCAAAAATGCCATCAGAAGTTGATATGACAGGCAACAAAGAATATACAGATCTTCTGAAACAGATTGAGGATGAAGAAAAGGAAATTGATTCCATGAAAAATGTATCTTCTAAAACAGTTGCACTAGAGGATCAAAGAGACAAGATGCTTGCGGAGATTGCGAAAGTAGATAAAAGACTATCTTCTGCTGAATGGAATGCAAATATTGACTCCAGAATTGAAGTTTTGGAGAAACAGAAAGATAACCTTGAAATCGAGATAGCACAGAATGAAAAGGCGTTATACGTATTATCAATGTATGATCGCGCAAAAAATGAATGCCTTGAAAATGATGTAAATGAAGCATTTTCTCAATGCAGTGTTCGGCTGTTCCGAGAACTTGTCAATGGAGATACAGAGCAATGTTGCGAGATCCTTTACAACGGAGAACCTTATAGCAGAAATCTTAATCTGGGCTTTGCCATGTTGACGGAAATCGAAGTATGCCGGGCGTTTCAAAATGCTTATGAAGTAACTATGCCGATTATTGTTGACAACATGGAGAGCTTAGATGAAGAACGATTGCCAAAAATAGACGGTCAATTTATTTGTATAGCAAAAACAGAAGATGATGAACTTGTTGTATTTGCAGATGGAGGTAAAACATATGGGAATTAAAGGATATAAAGCGTTTGGAAAAGAGCTTATATGCAATCCTGATGGGATTGCAAAGCAATACAAAGAACATACGACTTTCGAGGAAGATGGGGATGTTGATTTAGGACCATGCAGAAAGGGAGTCATGCATTTTTGTGAAGATCCGTTTGATGTCTTGAGCGCTTATCCGTTAGTTAATTCAGATGGAGAAATAACAGAATTTGCAGAAGTAGAAGCTGTTGGTGATGTTCGCAACTACAAAGATCAATCTATCACAAATAAATTGCACATTGGAGCAAAGCTAAATCTTAAAGGTTTTGTTAAGGCTTGCGTAGATTTTACAATCGAAAAAACAAAATTTGAGATAGACAAAGATAGCGATTCTGATATTAGCAGTGGAGATTACGCACAGATCGGCAGCAGTGGAGATTACGCAAAGATCGGCAGCAGTGGAGATTACGCACAGATCGGCAGCAGTGGAGATTACGCACAGATCGGCAGCAGTGGAGATTACGCACAGATCGGCAGCAGTGGA